TGGCGGGTGACGGGGTCGAGGGGGACGCCGGGCAGGAGATCGACCTGCCCGGCGCCCAGGCCAAGGTGTGGGCCGACGGTGTTCGCGCCGTCATGGTCCGCTCCGAAAAGCCCGAGACGCCTGAAGCCGCCGCAGCCGATCCAGAGAAGGCCGCCCGCACCCGGACTCGCCGGGCCCCTACCGGAAGGGGGTGACCGATGCCGTTCGAGCTCGGCGCGACCGCGCGCCTTACAGCCGAGTGCCGGGATCCGGGCGGCACGCTCACCACCGCCGGCACTGCCACGGTGACCATCACCCTGCCCGACGGGACAAGCGTCTCCCCTGGAGCGACGGAGACCACTCCGCTGGGGACGTACACCGCGGACCATGTCACCACGGCAGTCGGCCGGCACACGGTCCGCTGGGTGTTCACCGGCCCGGCGCACGCCTACACCGATTCGTTCGACGTGACGCCCGCGCAGAGCACAGCCCTGCTGTCCCTGGCCGACGCGAAGCGCCACCTGAACCTGACCTCCGCCACTGACGACGACGAGGTCCGGATTTGGATCGCCGCCACGACCGAGGCCGTCGAATGGTTCGTCGGCCCGGTGGTCCCCCGCGTCGTCGTCGAGGATCATCCGGCCACGTCGCCCGGCGTCCTCGCCCTGCGGCAAGTCCCGGTGCTCGAGCTGACCACCGTGACGGGGATCCTCACTGGCGGCGTGAGCTACGAGGTGGCCACCCTGTCGGTCGACTCCGCGTCGGGGCTGGTGACCCGCCTGAACGGGGCGGGCTTCACCGGCCCGTTGCGGGTCACCTACGAGGCGGGGCGGCGCATCGTCCCCCCGGTTATCACCGCCGCGGCACGCATCATCCTCCAACACCTGTGGCGCACCCAGCAGGGCCCCGGCCGGCCGCAACTTGGAGTCGGAGACTTCGACGTGACCGAGCCCATCCCGGGACTCGGGTACGCCATCCCGAACCGGGCCATGCAGCTACTCAGCCCGCATCAGATCCCCCCGGGGGTGGCGTAGATGGCCACCTCGACAGTCCCCGCGGCAGTCGACGCGCTCCTCGCGATCCTGCGCGCCGCACCAGCACTCTCCGGGGTGACTGTGCTCGATGGCCCGCCGGTTGAAGATATGTCCGCCGCGGACCTCGTCGCAGTCGGCTGGCAGCCGGACAGTGAGGAAGCGGTCCAGCTGGATCAGGACTTCAACGCGGCCGGCGCGAGGACGAGGGACGAGGACTTCTCCATCCTGTGCTGGGCCGAAAGCTGGACCGGGGACCGCAGCATGTCGGCCCGGAGAACGCGCGCGTTCGAACTGATCGCTGTCGTCGAGCAGGCGATCCGCGCCAGCGACGCGAACCCGGAAGCTCCCACGCTGAGCGGCACCGTCCTGTGGGCGCACCTCACCAGCGGCACCCTGCGCCAGACCAGCACCGACCAAGGCGTCCGCGCCGGTGTGGGCTTCGCCGTGACCTGCCGTGCCCGGATCTGATCCACCCACCACCTGAGGAGTAAGCGATGGCGCGTGTGCGCTTCATCGGCCCGGAGCCGGTCACCGTGCCGGAGCTCGGGTCACGAGCAGTCCAGCCCGACGAGGTCGTCGACGTCCCTGACGAGCGGTTCGACGGGTACGTCGGCCAGGCGACCACCTGGGAAGCCGTTGAGGAGCCGGGCGCCCGCGACGTCGTGGCCAAGAAGAGCGGCGCCCGCGTGGCGCAGAGGGAGAGCTGAGCCATGGCGATCGGATCCGGTCTCGGCGCCCAGCTCGGCATCGCGGCCGAGGCGACCTATGGAACGTTCGCGGCCCCGACGAAGTTCGTCGAGTTCACCAAGGAAAGCCTGGTCCTCAAGAAGACCACGGCGCAGAGTGCGGGCATTGCTGCCGGACGGCTGATGGCCCTCTCGTCGCGGCGCGTGGTGACCCAGCGTGAGGCGTCCGGGAGCATCGAACTCGAGGTCACCAACAAGGCCATGGGCCTGCTTCTGCAAGCGCTCATGGGGACCTCGGTCACCCCGGTGCAGCAGGCTGCCACCACCGCCTACCTGCAGACTCACACCTTGGCCGACACGGCAGGCAAGTCGCTGACCATCCAGAAGGGTGTCCCGCTGACCACGGGCGCCGTGACGGACAAGACCTTCGTCGGGTGCAAGGTCATCAGCGCTGAGTTCTCGTGTGAGGTCGGTGGGATGCTCATGCTGAGCATCGAGTTCGACGGGAAGGACTGCGACGAAACGCAGACCTTGGCCGTGGCGAGCTACCCGACCATGTCCCCGTTCCACTTTGGGCAGATGGCCCTGAAGACCGGGAGCTACGGCGCGGAGACCGCGCTCAACGGGGTGCGCAAGGTGTCGCTGAAGATCGAACGCCCCCAGGCGGTTGACCGCTTCTACGCGAACCAGAGCGCGCTGAAGGCCGAGCCGATCTCCAACGACCTGGTCAAGGTCACCGGGTCGCTCGAGATGGACTACGTCTCGACCACGATCGACGACCTGCACACCAGCGATGGAGCGACCAGCCTGGTCTGGGAGTTCGTCGGTCCGATCATCGAAGCGGCCAACGCGGAGACGATCCGGTTCAAGGTCCCGGCCATCAAGGTCGACGACGCGCCCCCGACGGTCGACGGGTTCGATGTGATCCGCCCGACGTTCCAGTTCACCGGACTGTACGACGGGACGAACGCGCTGGCCATCGAGTACATGTCCACCGACGTGACGCTCTGACCCGCGAGGGAGGGGGTTCTCGTGGCCTCGCAGACCGTTCGGATCCTCGGCACTGGACAGCTGCTCGACCTGCAGCGCAAGCTCCGTGCCGCCGGCCACGAGAACATCCGCTCATCCATGCAGCGTCGCGTCCGCCGTGCTGGCGAGCCACTGCGCTCCGACCTGCAGCAGACCATCCGCGGGCTGTCCATCAGCAGACAGGGCCGCGCTCCTGGGAAACGTGGCGGCCCGTCACCCACCGATCGCCCGCTGCGCGCCAGCATCGCGAACGCCATTCGGATCAGCGTCATCACCAAGGGTGGCGGCGCCGGAGCCCGCGTGTGGATCGACAAGGACCGTCTGCCGCGGGACATCCGCAACATGGGTTCGGTCCTCAACACGGGCAGGATTCGGCACCCCGTGTTCGGCAATCGGCGGCGCTGGTCGCAGCAGAACGCGGCTCCGGGCTGGTGGGACAAGACCGTAGCCAAGCACACACCCCGGATGCAGCGCGAAGTCGCGCGGGTCCTCAACGACGTGCAGAACAAGCTCACCTAGGAGAACCGTCAATGATCATCACGTACCGGCACGAGGACGGGGCGGACGAGGTCGTCGACACGGACGACCTGGGCGCAGTCGAGGCGGCCGCCATCGAGTCGTGCACCGGGATGGAGTGGGGCGAGGTCGATGACGCGCTGCGTCGGCAGTCCCCGACGGCCATGAGAGCGGTCCTCTGGGTCTTCCGCAAGCGGTCCGCGCCGACGCTCCGGTTCTCCGAGTTCGACGTGCCCAAGTGGCAGCGCCGGCTGAAGGCACGGCTCAACTACGACGAGGTGCTCGAGTTCGTCGAGGCGCTGCGCCGGGACTGCAAGACCGACGAGGAGTTCGACGGGATGCTGCGGCACGTCCGCGCCTTGGCCAACGACGAGGCGGACGTGCACAAGGCCATCGACGAGACCGCCGCCCCAAAAGAGGCGGTAGCCGAGCCCGTGGCCCCGGAGGAATCCGCGGGCTGATCCAGGAGAACCGCTGGGTCCTGGCCCACTACCTGCACATCCGGCCCTGGGAGATCGAACGCCTCACCGTCGAAGAGCTGCACTCCGCCGTGGCATGGATCGACCGGCATTGCGCCGACCAGACCGAGGGGTGAGTAGTGGCCAGCTCCCGCATGACGTTCATCCTCGACGGGCGCGACCAACTGTCGCGCGTCCTCAACAGCGTGGGCGACTCGGCCGTCCGGCTGCACCAGCGGCTCAACGAGACGAGCAGCGACGGCTCGAAGGCGCTCGACGCGCTCAAGAGCTCCATCGTCTCCCTCGCCCCGGCGGCAATCCCAGCGGCAGCCGCGCTGGCTCCAATCGCTGCCGCCACCGCGGCGGCTGGTGTCGCGGCCGGCGTGTACGCGGTGGCGCTCGGCCCGCAGATCGCTGCGATGGGCGAAGCGTCGAAGGCCGAGGAGAAGTATCAGGACGCTGTCGAAGAGTCGGGCGCCACCTCGGCTGACGCGGTCAAGGCGCAGGCCGAGTACGCCCGCCAGATGGCGAAGCTCCCGGCGCCGACGAGGCAGGCCGCGGCACAGCTGTCCGTGCTGAAGGACGAGTACCGTGCATGGTCCGACAGCCTCGCCAAGGACACGATGGGCCCGTTCAACAAGGGCCTGGCGCTATCGACCGCGCTCCTGCCGAAGCTCACCCCGATGGTGCGGGGCACATCGACCGAGCTGGACCGTATGGTCACCATCGCCGGCGGTGGGATGGCCAGCCCTGGGTTCGACCGGCTGATGGCGAAGTTCACCGAGTTCGCCACCGGGTCGCTGCGCCGCGCAAACGACGGACTGATCAGCTTCCTGCGCAACGCCGAGGTGGGCAAGGTCGGTGGGGGGATCTCCGAGTTCCTCGACTACGCAAGGGCGCAGGGCCCGCTCGCTGCGGACACGTTGAAGAACATCGGCACCGCGCTGATGAACGTGCTGAAGGCCAGCTCCGAGGTTGGCGTGGGCCTGCTCCAAGCGGTCAACGCGCTGGCCAGACTGGTGGCCTCCGTCCCGGCCGGGGCGATTGCCACATTCCTGCAGCTGGCCATCGCGTTGAAGGCCGCTCGCCTCGCCGCAGCCGGATTCGTTGCGCTCCGCGGCGGCATCGCGGCCATGGGTGGCGCGCTCCTCGCCATGCGGACAGCGGCCGGTGGCGCAGCTGGTGGGCTTGCCTCCGCGGCCGCGGCGATCGGTGCGATGTCCCGCGCGGCGAAGGTCGCCATCGCGGGCGCCGCAATCGGACTGCTCGTCATCGCTGTGACCGAACTGGCGAACCTCGGCAAGCGGGCGCCGGCGGACCTGGACAAGATGTCCACCAGCCTCAGCAAGTTCGGCCAGTCGGGGAAGCTCACCGGGGAAGCCGCCCGGGTGCTGGGCAAAGACTTCCGCGAGTTCGACGAGGCGCTCCGCGGCATGGCCCGCCCCGGGCAGCTCGACCAGATGCAGCAGAGCTTCACCAAGTTCTTCGGCCAGGACTCCACCCCGGTCAAGCGGTGGAAGTCCGTGCTCGACGACGTCGACAAGAGCCTCGCCAGCATGGTCCAGTCCGGGAACGCGGACCTGGCAGCACAGGCGTTCTCGATGCTCGCCAAGCGGGCGCGCGAAGAGGGCATGACCACAGGCGAGCTGAGCGAGCAGCTCGGCGACTACCAGGCCGCGCTCGGCGATGTGGCGTTCGAACAGAAGCTTGCCGCGGACTCCATGGGTCTGTTCGGCGCGCAGGCTCAGTCCGTCCAGGGCAAGCTCGATGCGCAACGCCAGGCAACCGATGGGCTGCGGCAAAGCATCATCGCCCTCAACGAGGTGAACCGGAAAGCGCTCGAGGGCAGGGCCGGCATGGAAGCCGCGATCGACGCGGCCACCGAGGCGACGAAGAAGCACAGCAACGCGCTGAAGTTCGTCAACGGGGAGCTCGACCTCAACAGCAGCGAAGCCCGTGACGCGGCTGCCGTACTGACCGACTTGGCCAGGAAGACCGAGGAGAACGTCACCAGCGCCCGCGACTCGGGCAAGTCCTGGGCATACGCCAAGGGCGAGTACGACCGCGGGCGCGCCTCCCTCCTCAAGTCGGCAGACGCAATGGGCCTCACGAAGGACCAAGCCCGCCGGCTGGCCGATCAGATCCTGAAGACGCCCAACAAGACCGCTTACCTCAAGGGCAACTTGGAGGACCTGCAGCGGAAGCTGGCCGACGCGAAGGACCGGCTGAAGAAGGTCCCGGACAGCAGGAAAGCGCAGGTCCGTGCCGACATCAGGGACCTTGAGGCGAAGATCCGAAAGGCGAAGTCGGACATCGCCTCCGTCAGAGGCAAGACCGTCACCATCACCACGAAGTACGTCGTGGTCGGCGACGGCAGTGCGGCCCGCAAGCAGGGCTCGGAAGGGTCGCAGCTGAAGAACGCGAAGGGCGGTCTGATCCGCGGTCCCGGCACAGGAACCTCGGACAGCATTGTCAGCCGCGTATCCAACGGCGAGTTCGTCGTCCGCGCGTCAAGCGTCAGCAAGTACGGCGTGGACACGCTGCGCGCCATCAATGAAGGGCGCTTCGACAAGGCGGCCCAGGTGAGCGGCAAGGCGGCCGTGGCAACGACTGTCGGCAGGCCCGCAGGCGGCTCGTCCCTGGTGCAGCAGGTGAACGTCCGGATCGACGTGTCCGGGGCGATCGATCCGATTGCCACGGCCAAGGCGATCCAGAAGCAGCTGCTCAACCTGAAGCGGGTCAGCGGCGTGAATGTAGAACTGAAGGTGGGGTGACCGTGACGAGGGTGACGGTGCAATGTGGTTTCGGCTACGCGCCGACCGCGCTGGACATCCAGTGGACCGACATCACCAGGTGGGTGAAGCTCGGTGGCGGCGGGGGGATCAGCATCACCCGCGGGGCGTCGGACGAGCTGTCGGAGACGCAGACCGGCACCATGTCCCTGCTGCTCGACAATGCGGACGGGCGCTTCACCCCGGGCCTGGCGGCGTCGCCGTACTACCCGAACGTGCGCCGTAACTGCCCGATCCGCGTGACCACCAGCGTGGTGCCCGGCATCAACTATCTGACCGTTCCAGACTTCGAGGTGCCGGACAACGGATGGGACGCGGTCCCGGGGCTGGAGCCGGACCTGGCGACCATCAACACGGAGCACGTCAAGTCGGGAACCTTCGCGTACAAGATCGGCTGGACGAACAGCGGCACCGGTGGCGTCATGCAGGTGCCGCTGTACGGACTCACCATCGGCGTCCCGTACACGGCGAGTGTCTACGTGTGGGTGCCGGCCGGGGATCCGGCTGTGCGTCTCGACATCGACGGGACCACGGTCGGCGCCCCGTCCACTCTGACCGGTACGTGGCAGCGGATCAGCGTCACGTGGACGACGACAGCCGCCGCGCACACGCTGCGCATCACCACGAACACCACGTCCCCGACCATCGATGACGTCGTGTGGATGGACGAGGCACAGGTCGAGCAGGGCAGTACGCCCACGGCCTGGTCGTCCACGGCGGCCACGCATCACCACCGCTTCTACGGCATGGTCACGTCGTGGCCCATGCAGTGGGGCGGCCTCCACTCGACCGTCGCCCTCACCGCGTCCGACATTTTCAAGCTGCTGGCCCGCCGCCCGGAGCTCGGACCGATGCTGGTCGAGGAAGTCATCTCCGACGGGGCGGTCGCCTACTACCCGCTGTCCGAACCAGAGTCCTCGGTGTCCGCAGGCGAGCAGTCCGGCAGCTCCTACCCGGCACTGTCCATCGTCCAGGCCGGCTCGGGCGGGACACTCACCTTCGGGCAGGGCATCGGCCCACCCAGCGACGGACTGTCCACGCCCGTGTTCACCCCGGCGTCCGCCACGGCCGGGAAGTACCTGCACACGGACCTGGGGATCCGCGGCCTCACCACCGACGGATCGGCCGGCGAACCGGCCAGCGGAGGTGACCAGATCTTCGAGTGCTGGTTCTCCACCAGCACGACGGG